CGGGACGGTCGGAAACGTACTGCTTGTACTGACTGTCCAACTCGGTTACTTCAATCTGCGACGGAGCACCGCCAGTGTCGGGGGTACTGGTGACGGACACCAGTTTTTCAAACTTTTCCTCTGTGTTCTTTTTGCAAAGCAGAATACCTATGTCGGTCATTGCAACAACAGTCTCAGGCATATGTAATACCTCCTGAAAAGTCCAGGCGCTTAATTCAGCGCACTCGTTTATTAGCTATAAATCAGCCGCCGTTCCTCGTCGAAACTGCAACTGTAAATCATCGTGTAACGGTAAATGGTAGTGTCTGCGGCGTTCGTGACGGGTTTCGCAGAAATACGCTTTAGGTGAAGCTGGTTTTCCATAACGTCAGCAATAACCGCCGCGATTTGCTTTGAAACGGTTTCCCTTGTCCCTCCGGTCATGTAAATATCAATCTGCCACGACATGCGGGTCTTGCGTTCGGTATAGTCAAGCGTGTGTTCAAATTCAGAGTTATCAATGTCGATGAACGTCACATAAGGGAAGGCAGAAGCCGTGCTTTGATACGTCTTAGAAACAACTGCGCTGCTATATAAAGCCAACACCGCAGGCTTGATCTTATTGAAAACAAAGTTCGTAATGTCAACCATTGCTCATATTCACCCTCAATGTTTCTCCGGCAAGCGACTTCATGTATTCCTTAGTGCGGTACACAAAAGCAGAAGCGGGCTGTCCTTTGGTCCAACGGTAACGGTTCTGCTTCTCGTCAAAGTAAGTCCAGCCTTTTTCTCCATGCTCGTTTACGTCGTAAGTCCAGCCGGGAGCGGGTTCGGGATGTGGATTGCTTGCGCCGACGATTCCGGTTCCATATTCAACAAAGATTGCATAATCGGAGCCGACCTTGATTCTTCCGGTTTTCGTTTCCGCGTCATACTCCCATGTGATGCTATCCGCAAGTTCTCCGCTTTCCACTTTGACAATCGTCATCATGTACTCGTATCCGATCTGTGTTAACTGCTCTACGGTTTTGGAGTGACCGCCCTCAATTTCATCCTGCTTCTTTTGAACAAGAGAAATCGCGTCAGAAATGGACTTGCGGCTGAAAACGTTAATCGAAATCTTGTCAGACATTACTTCACCGCTCCGGCTTTCTTGCGGAAATAAACCGTAAATTGTCCGCCCGTATAAAGCACCTGATCAACCGTATAATTGTTGTTCATGGGATGCGCGGGGTCATCGTCCTGCAAATTCCCATTAGGCTCAATGCCAATCCATGCAACTTGATGTTCCTCAACGCTGAATCCCTCAACGTCGTAAGGTGTATAGGACGCTTTTCGGATACTGTTCACGTCCGTGCCGAACGCTTGTCGTTCTGCTTGGTCAGTTATCGGCTTGATGTTTAATCGGAGCGTCACGGGTTCGTCAAAGACTGATATGTACTCCCCTGTCTCTTCCCCATTGCCATCTACAACCGGAACGGGCGGCAGCTTCTGAGAAATGTAGACGGTTTGCTTTTCGCGTTCAAGGCTTCTCATGAAGGAATCACCGCCAACGGGGTAATGTCATTCAGCAAGGAAGCCGGAATGTCAGCACCCTCATAGAAACGGGAAACGCCGTTTTCAACATGTTCTTTTTCGCCCTCTGCCCCCTGCTTATTCCACAAGAACAAGGCAATCTGAATCTGCAACTCGTTCCAGCGCGGTTCCATTGCGACATCATCGGGCCAGTTTCTACGGTGTTTAATCACGCTTTCCACACGGTCAAGCATGAGCTGAAGCTTTGTGTCCTGAGAAGTACCGGAAACATCAATCCAGAGTTTCAATTTTTCGAGTTGTGATAAGTCGGGCATAAATCACTTCTCCTTACTCGGCGGCGGGATTTTGTATGGCTTTTTTGCGGTAGAAGTCTTTGCTTGCGGCTTAGATGCCTTTTCTGTGTCTTGCGCGGTTCGTGACAACACTTTTGCGCCAATTGCGGTTAATTCATCTAAGTCTTTATCATCAACCTCTATGGAAGTGTGAGGGGCGTAAAATGCGCCCCTGTACTTCACCCTGTGGTCAAACTCAACAATAGACATTGCTTATGCCACCTTAAGAACGCCAACCTCGTCCATTCTCTCGTAAGTCGGAAGAACGATTTCAGAGGCGATTGTCTCAATGTTTACCGGATGCGGCTGAACAATCTGAGTGATGGCAAGTCCAGTGTTGATGATGGATACATTTGCCTGTCCGCTTCCCATAAGGTCAGCTTCCTCGGGGGTTGTGCCATAATAGGTGCTGCCGAGCGGAGCACCACGGGAAATCAGCGTAACGTAATTGTCCGGGTAGAACGCTGTAGCAACGCCAGCCTCAGTCTTAAATTTCTTGCTGTACACGATAATGTCAACGCCAAGAATCTGCGCAACCACTTCTTTGACAATCGCGTCGGTCAGGAAGATGTTTGCCGTAAGGTTCTGCGCCAGAATTGCGGACTTTACTTTCTCGCAGGAAAGCAGATAGTTGAAAGTCGTGCGGCTCATGATCGCCGTGTCAGGACGAGCGCCGGTATTGTCCTCGATGGTATCCTGCAATGTGCGCATGTCGTCGAACGGGTCTGCCGTAGCAGGAACGTTCCATTTGTCCGCAGCGGTCGTCAGTTCCACGTAGTTTGCGGTTTTCCAAGAGCCGTCCGGGTCGTAGTTGTACGTATAGGAAACGCCATTGGCCGCAATGTTAATCCCTGTGTTACCGTTTGTGGGAGCAAGCAACTGCCAAATCATACGCTCGGGAACAACATCGGCACCAGCGATCAGGTCGTTTACATCGTCATAGATGTGATCGATAACAGCCTGTGCGTAGGGGTCGTTTGTGTCTTTCGCACGAAGGATTTCCTGACGGTCTTTTTCCTTAATCAGATAGCCTTCACGGAAGAACGGCATTTCAGTCTCAATCTTGCTGATACCGATTCTGTCACGGAATGTGGCTTTCGCGTCAAAGGTGGACGGCTTCAAAGAAACAGGAAGCCCCTTTGTACCCTTAATCCAAGAAAGGTCAAGACCGGCCTTTTTCTTAGAGGGGAAAAAGCCAACGCCCAAATAAGGAAGGTCGTTGCTATGTACCTGAGTAAAGTTCGCCGCAATAGCCTGCGGGGTAAATAATTCAGTCAGTTTCATGTTTTATCCCTCCAATTATTTAAACAGAACAAGCGGGAGAGCCGCCTTCGTCGCGGCATCAATAGTCACACCGGAATGGGCCTGCGCTTTTGCGGTGTCAATGAAGCCGTGAATAACAATGGTTCCGTTCGGGTTGTCTGCGTTGACGTCCTCCAAAAGAATTCCGACTGCATCGGACGTGGATTCTGTCGTAACCGCCGCGCCGCCGTCTGCCGCAATCGGAGTACCGGCTTTCATTACCCCCCCGGAAACTCCGGTAAGATCAATCGTGATGGATTGGCCCGCGTAATGGTCGTTGTAAAGAATTTCTGTGGTATCGCCATATGTACCGGTTTTAGTGAATTTCATTGTTTATTTCCTCCCTAAATACCTGTCAATCGTGTTATTGGAAGCCTTTGCCGCGTTTGCTCTGCGCTCAGCCAGATTCTTCGCATAGGAAACATCTGCGGTTTCGGCTGTGCCGGTTGTGGCTGTGCTGTTGGGCGCTTTCACGTCCTTCATAGCAACTTTGATCTGCTCTTTTACAGCCTTGTCGATAACGTCAAGAATTGCCTGTGCGTTCTTAACGGATGCGTCCGCGTCATCAGAAACGCAAAAGTCGAGCATAATACCGCGTTCAGTTTCACCGATGTTCTTCGCTACGAACAGGGCTTCTGCCTTAATGCGGTTCTTCTCGGTTGCCAAAGACTTCTTTTCCGTTTCCAGTTGGTCAAGCTGAGCCTGTACCTTCTGTTCGGCGGTCATATTGGCCTCTGCTTCAAGCTGCTTCCGAATTTCGGGCGTAAGCTTTCCCTTAAGCTTTTCCTCATGGGTTTTCAAGGCCTGTTGCACGCGGAAATCCAACTCTTTCTGATAATCAGTTTCATTTGCAAAGGTCTTAAATGGCTGAGTTTCCTGAGTTTTGGCAGCCGTGGTCTGCGCGACCGTTTCGGTACCGGCAGTTGCGGTGCTGGCTTCTGTTCCGGTAGCTGACGCAGTAGAAGAACCGCCGCCCTCGCCGTCATAACGCCTGATTAAACGCTCAAAGTCTCTTTTGCTTTTGATTCTCATATTTCTTTCCTCCGTAGCCGCGCCGTTGCATTGTTTCTGCCCCCGTGGGTGCTCCGCTTTGCCCCGCCGTGTCTAAAATTATTTATTTTCAAAACCGACGTGTTTGGTTGTCCCATCCAACGTCAGAATTTGGAACCGCTTGCTTGCGTTTGGCAAATACATTCCTCGCATGGAATACCCGCCATAGGATTGAAAACTGTTGCAAACAACACTTGTAAACTCTGCTGTGGAAACAGTTTCGTTGTGCATGTCTACCCTCAATTTGCATGGCGGAGTTTCTTCCGGGTCGTGCGTGTGACCTGATATAAAAATGTCAACTCCGTCAACCGAATACTCCCACTTTTTGCGTTTGTTTCGTGATGTCCCATGAATAGCCGCGATACAATAAGAAACCTGTCTGTCTTTTTTCGCCGTTCCCAAACTCGCCTTGATAAAACAGGCGTTCTGACGGTATCTGTCCTCAATTCCAAGTCGGCAGAACACATCACAAAGCGGGTCGTCGTCAACCTCTCGAATGTTCCTGTATTCGTGGTTTCCTCCGCATGAGCCTAAAATTTTCTCTCTGATGGGCTTGAGTGTTTCATATAAATATTCTTTCTGTCGGGAAGGGCGCATAGCTTCTTCATAAACATTGGTTTTGCTTGTTTTAACGCCGTTGTTCATTAAGTCACCGGCAAGCACGACATAACCATAAGGGTCATTCTCTACGGTCTTAACCCAGCTCTTGCATAGCTTTTCATCGAATTCCGCTGAGCCTATATGCCAATCTGCGGAAGGGTAAAGGTGTATGTATGGATAATCCCAAGGGAATTTGTGCTTAACCATTGTGAAGTCACTCAGCAACCGATCACCGCCAGTTCTTATTAAAATGAAGGGGTTTTGTAGGACGCTATGCCTACCGTTTGATTTCGTGGCAGAAGCCCCTTAAACTTGCCGCTGGTTGCGGGTACTGGATTTGCACCAGTGATTTCGTGGGTATGAACCACGCGAGATAGTCTACTTCTCTAATCCGCAATATTGTGAGATACACTTGAATTCTTTTCAGCAGGAACGTTACTCTGCTTAGTCAGTTTTCTAAAATTCGGACTGGCACGGGTGCCTATCCTATAACGTCCATGTACCTCGGCGTTGTTCGCTGGTGGACAGAGAGGGTTCGAACCCACATCTTTCAGATTTTCAGTCTGACGCTCCGACCTCGTAAGCTATCTGTCCATGCAGCGCGGCTGCCTCTGTGTTTCCCCACCGCGCAAATTAAGGCATACGCAAGGAGTTTAAACGTTGGGGTATTTTATTTTTGTTGTCATGGTGTATAACCCGAACCATGTGCGGGTGCCGAAACTATTGCGACGGCAAAAGAAAGAGCGCCAACTATCCGGAATTCCCGGAATGTTGACGCTCTAGGCGTTCTGATATGTAGTTAGTTCTTTGCCAATGTGACGATCGCTACAACAAGTAAGA